TTAAATTATATCCTGCAAATGGCATAAATGGTCAAAACCCATTTACAGGTGTTGATTTCACTGTGAACAATAATGAAGAAATAACAAGTGATAGTAGAGTTGTAAAGAATGATTTATTGGATGGTGAAACAACACAAGGTGATATTCTAATAGACTATTGCAAGATGTTTGGTTTGATATTTGATACAGAAGGCAATAATGTTAGAATTACAAACAAGAATAACTTTTTTAGCAACTATCAAATTATTGATTGGAATGATAAAATAGATTATTCAAAGGATATAAACATCATTCCATTAAGTTTTGATAGTAAATACTTACTATTGCAATATAAAGATAATGAAAGTCATTATAGTAAGTATTATAAGAACAAATATAATCAAGAATATGGTATAGCAAGAATTAACACTAATTATGAATTTAACAGTGAAGATAAAAATCTAATAGATGGAACTTTTGATGGGACAATAATGAGTAAAGAAGCAACAAGAATGTTGATAGGTAATGACTATATTTTTAGATTAGATGAAAAAATATTACCTGCTTATTTCACATTGGACAACAATGAAAGAAATTCAATATCAACAAGTTTTAATTTGTTGTTTAACAATGGTATAAAAAACATCAATAATCCAATTTGGGTTAGTGATAGTTCTGTTATAATGGAAAATGAAAATATTGGTGGTGGTGATGCTTGTTGGTTAGATTTAACAAACACTACTATCACAAACAATTTTGCTACACAAATTTCTTATTATCCACAGTTTTCCACATTATCAAATGATGGTTTGTATTCTTGGAGTTTTGGATATCCAAGAGAAAACTATGCTGGTTGGTCACCAAGTGAATATCCTGATTTTTCAACAATATACAGCAATTTCTGGAAGAATTACATTAGTGAAATCTACAATGTTGATAATAAGATTGTTAAGTGTTATGTTAAACTAACACCTAATGATATGTGTCAATTTAGTTTCAAGAATTTCATTAAAGCATTTGGTTGTCTATGGCATGTCAATAAAATAAACAACTATAATCCATTGAGTGATAAACCAACAGAGGTTGAAATGATTAAGGTTACTAACATAGATGCTTATGTGAATGGACAAAAACAATTTCCTATTGAATACTCTATTACTAAAAATTTAATTTCAACAACATCAAGCAATAGTGCAACAACAATTTTAGGTGGTGAAACTTATGAAACAACTTTAACACCAACAACTGCTGGTGTAAGTGAGGGAACTGCACAATGGAGATTAAGTAGTGTTACTGTAACAATGGGTGGTGTTGATATTACTGATAGAGTTTTTGATAGAGATACACAAACTATAACTATTGAAAATGTGTCAGGTGATATTGAAATAACAGCAATAGCACAAAAAGATGTTATGCCAATTGAGGATGAATTGTTGTAAAAAATAACTAACTACTTATGGAATATGTAAATACAATTGCAGTTCTAAATGAATTTGCTGACACACTTATAAATGAATACAAAGGTAAGTTAGCAAGTGAGGGTTGGCAAAGTGGAAAACTATATAATTCAATTAAGAAAGTTAGTGTCAAGAATAGTAAAGGAAACTTTATGCTAACACTTAATCTTGAAGAATATTGGAAATACATAGAGGATGGTAGAAAGGCAGGAAAGCAACCTAATAGAAAGAAAATGCCACCAATAACTGAAATTAGGAAGTGGATAGACAAGAAGAACATCATTCCAAGACCTATCAAGTTAAAGAGTGGTAAAGAGTATTCACCAACAAGAAACACACTTGCTTTTCTAATTAGTAGGTCAATTCTCAACAATGGTTTCAAAACAGCAATTCCACCTAAACCATTCTTCAAGACTTCTCTACAAACAGCAAAGGAAATGTTTATAGACAAGATAAAAGATGCATTAGTGCAAGACTTAATTGAAGAGGGTTTTACCAATTCTAAATAATTATATTAAAAAATAAAAAGATTAAACATGATGACTTTTAATAACTTACCATTATATGAACTAACACTTAATTTAGCAGAGGGTGTGAAATTTATTTCTATTGTTGATAGACCAGCAATTAAATCACATTTCTTATGTTTTAGTGAGGAACAACCACACAAGTTTTCTATTCAGGATCCTGATAAGAGATTAGTGAGTGGTTTAGCAATGATTCCTAATTTGCCAATTTATAGAAAATTACCAACAGGTGAAGAGTTCTATGTTCAGTTTTCAGCAGACACAATTAGAAAATTGGCAGAGAAGTTCTTCAATGAACAAAGAACATTGGCAGTTAATGTTGAACATGAATTACCTGTTAGTGATGTTGTTATAATTGAATCATATTTTATTGACAAAGAAAGAGGAATAGCACCTGTTGAATTTCCTGATGTTGAGAATGGTGCTTGGTATGTAACAATGAAGGTCAATAATGATGAGTTATGGAATGAAATAAAAGCTGGTAATTTGAATGGATTTAGTGTTGAAGGTTTATTTGATGTTTCACAAATGTTCACTAATAATGAACAACCTGAATTACCTGAACTTCCACCCATCGATGAGTTAAAAGAACCAACTTATAAAAGTGTTTATGATATAATTGCTGACACTATTTTTAATTAGTGAATAGCAATACCCAAAACCAAAAAAGATGTCTTAAATGGCATCTTTTTTCTTTTTAACTCAAATCTATATAAAACATAAAAATAAGTTCAAATCTATGAATAACAAAAAGAAAGTTAGATTGTTCTTCAAGTCATTGCTTATGCAGTTAGCAGAGGTTGAAACAGATAGAGCAAAGTTGATTTTTGATGCACCAGAACTTAAAGAGGGTGTTGAAGTTTTTGTAGAATCTGATGGTGAGAATGAGGACTATATTCCTGCACCAGATGGTGATTACAAGACTAATGATGGTAAAACAATTAAAGTTGCTAATGGTGTAGTTACAGAAATAATTGATGACAATGCAGAGGTTGCACCTGAAAAACCTGAAGAAGTAAAAGAAGAGGTTGCACAAGAAATGGCAGAGGAAACAACAGTTGAAAATCCAACTAATGAAGGTGAGGAAACAGACACAAGAGCAATAGTTGAGTTGAGAAAAGAAGTGAATGAACTCTATGCAAGAATTGAGAAACTTGAAAATTTAGTTGCTGAATTAGCAAAAGAGGAAGGTGCTAAACCAGCAGAGGAAGAGTTCAAAGACATGGAAACAAAGACTAATGCAATGTCAAAAGGAGAGAAGATGTTGTCTTTCTTAAAGAAATAGAAATCAGATTTTTAACAAAAAACAAAATTGAATATTAAATAAAAAAAATTGTAAAATAATATGGCAAGCACAATTGTAAAAACAAGTTTACCTGAATATGTAAACAGTAATAATGATGAGTTGTTAGTAAAATCTATGTTGGGTGCAAAGACACTTAACTATGTAGATATTATGACAAATGTTAAGTTCAAGTCAGCATTGAACTATTTGGATTCAGCAGTAGTATTTGCTGATGGTAGTGAGTGTGGTTTTGAGGCACAGGGCACTGACACACTTTCACAAAGAACTATTGAAGTTAAACCAATCAAGGTTAATAAGGAGTGGTGTGATAGAGATTTACTTTCTACTTTTGCTAACCACCAGAACTTAATTGCTGCTGGTAGAGAGACTCTTCCATTTGAGCAGAAGTTTGTTGATGCTAACTTGACATCTGTAAAGAATGAGTTAGAGAAAGTTATTTGGCAGGGTGATGACACACTTGGTATTGCTGGTTATGTTGATTTAGCAGGCACAGAGCAAGGTGTTATTAAAGTATCAGGTGCTGCTGATGAGTTGATTGAGAAAGCATATGATGCACTCCCAGAGAAAGTATTGGCATTAGGTGATGCTATCATATTTGTTAATCCAACTATTTTCAAAGCATATGTTAAAGCACAAAATGCTGTTTGCTGTGCAAATAGAGACATCATAGATGTTGCTGCTGGTGAAATGTCTTACTTGGGTGATTCAAGAGTAAGAATAGTTTCTGTTGCAGGTTTGGAAGGTGTTAATGCAGCAATAGCAGGTCATAGAACTAACTTCACTTATGCAACTGATGTTGAGGGTAGTGAGAACACATTCAAATTGTGGTATTCTGATGATGCTGATGTATTCAGATTTAAGGTATTGTTCAATGCTGGTGTTCAATACAAGTTCCCATCAGAGATAGTTTATGCTACAGTTGCTTAATTATAAAAAAAGTGTTTAACATAGGGTGTGGCACAACACCACACCCATTTTTCAAATTAAAAAATAGAGAGTAATATATATGAGTTGTTTAATGAGTTTAAAAGGAATTCCATATGCTTGTGAAGTTAATTTGTCAGGTATTAAGAATTTATGGTTAGCAGATTGGAATGAGATTGGAGTAACTGTTGATGATTCAACAGGCACTATTTCAACAATAACAGGTCTTGATGTTTTCGAAAAATTTGCTTTTGCAAAGAACACTGGTAGTTTGACAAAGACAATGACCAAAGATGATTCAAAAGGAACAAGATACTTCTTGAATGAGGTTACTGCTAACTTCAACAGAATGGACAAAGATAAGAGAAAAGTATTAAATGCTTTGGCAGCAGGTCAAATAGCAGCAATTGTTGAGGATATGAATCACATATATTGGTATCTTGGTAAAGATAACTATGCAACAGCAACTGCTGTAACTGGTCAAACTGGTGCTGCAACTGATGATGGTAACTTCTATGTTTTGACTATTCAAGATATGTCTGGTGAGTTACCATATTCAATAGATGCAAGTGCATTGACAGGATTGATAGATGCAAAATAAGCATAATAATAGGTTTATTTCAATTAAAAATAGTTAAAGGTCAGGTTAATAACCTGACTTTTTTGTTGTCTATATTAAACTAAAAAAGACATTTACTAATGGCAGTAGAAAATATTAGTATAGAGATAAAAAGTAATGCTGAAAAGGAAGTCAATCCATTGAAGGACTTGAGAAAAGAAATGAATGCACTCAAAGGTGAGTTATTGCAACTTGAGGCAGGCACAGAGGAATACAACAAAGTTGCTGAAAAACTTGCTAATAATGCATTAAGATTAAGAGATATAAATGAAGAGGCAAGATATGCTGCTGCTGATTTAGGTGAACAATTAGCAACAACTAATAGAATTGCTACTGGTTTGGCAAGTGGTTTTAGTGCAGTGCAAGGTGCTGTTGCTTTGTTTGGTGGTGAGAGTGAAGCATTACAAAAGACAATGGTTAAGTTGCAAGCAGGTATTGCATTAGTGCAAGGTTTGCAAGGAATGGAAGGTCTCATGAGAGATTTAGAGATTGCCAAAATACAATTTAGAGGTGTTATTGGTAGTGTTAAGACTTTTATAACATCACTAAAAGCAATGAAAACAGCACTCATTTCAACAGGTATTGGTGCATTGGTGGTTGCTATTGGTTTGTTAATTGCTAACTGGGATAAGATTAGTGCAATGTGGAATGACACAACACCAGAAGATAGAGCAAAAAGAGCAGTTGAGGATCTCAACAGAGCATTAGAAATTCAAAATCAAACTCTAACACTAAAATCAACACAAGCTCTTAAAGCATATACACAAGCATTAAGAGATGCTGCTGGTGATATAGACAAGATAAAAGAAGCAACTGATAATTTTAATGCTGCTACTCAAAAACAACAATTATCTGATGCTGAATATAAGTTATCACAATTAAGAATTGCTGAAGAAAAGACATATCAAGCATATATTGACTTGTCTGATAGAAAGAGAAGAGATAGTGAAAATGAGGTTGTTAAGGCATTTTTAGAAACTAAACAAAAGAGAATACAGGCAGAAAATGAACTTGCTAAAATTCAAAATAAGATAGAATTAGACAAACAAAATGCTATTGCTAATGAGAGAAAAGAAAGACAAAATCTTCATAATGAGCAAGTTAGACAAGCAAATGAGAGAATAAAGAAAGCACAAGAAGAAAGAAATGCACTTATTAGAACATATAGAACACTTCATGATACTTTGGTTAGTTCTAATTTGTCTGAATTTGACCAAGCATACACTAACTTACAAGTGCAATATAATGAAGATTTGAAAATTCTTAAAGACTCTTTCAAGAAGAAAATAATCACAAGAGAAGAATATAATCAAAATGTTCTTTTACTTAATAGAAAACTTGCTAATGATATTAGTAGATTGATGGATGAAACTTCTAACAATGAAGCACAAAAGTTAAGAGAGAAACTTGATGCACAAATTAAAATCATTGAAGATAAGATTTCACAACTTAATTCAAAGACATCAACAAGCATTTCTAATCTTGACACTAACTTTAATCTAACTAATGAAAGAAAAGAAATTGAGGGAACTGATACAGAGCAAGCAAAGTTAGAGAGATTGCAAAACTATGAAACACAAAGACTACAACTTATTAGAAATAGATTTGCAGAGGAAAATAGATTGTTGCTTGAACAACTTGCATTAGAGAATTTAACTGCTGAAGAAAAAGCAAGAATAAATGAGCAAATCTTGCAAAACCAAAAATTGCTTGAACAAGAAGAAATAGCAAGTGAGAATAGGATCCTCCAAGCAAAGAGAAATGCACACCAAGCAGAAGTTGAGTCTGCTAAACAAAAAGCACAAAATGCAATGATGGTTATTAGTGCATCATTACAGGGTGCAAGTCAGTTAGTTAGTGCATTGCAAGCAAACATTGACACAACAACAGAAGAAGGTTTTGAGCAAAACAAGAAAATGCAAAAGGCACAAACATGGATAAATGTTGCATCTGGTATCTTGGCAGCAGTTAGTAGTGCAATGACCATTCCACCACCTGTTGGTCCTATTCTTGCTGGTATAAATAGTGCATTTGTGTTGGCAACAGGTATTGCACAAACAGCAGCAATTGACAAGCAAACATTTAATAGTTCACAACCTGTTGGAAATGCAGGAACAACACCAAATGTGTCAGGTAGTTTGTTAGGAACAGACATCTATGGACAACAGTTAGGAATGAGTAATGACATTGAATTGCAATCAAGCACAAGTAGTCAAAAGGTTTATGTAGTTGAGAGTGATATAACTGACACACAAAATGACATCAAAACAAAAGTAGATGAAAGCACATTTTAGTATGAATAGAAAAGATATTAAAGATTGGTTATGTTTAGTAGTTGGAATAATAATGTTAGTGTGGTTACTAATGAGTTGTTCCACTACTAAACTTATGCAAGTTCCTATTGCTGACCAACACCACCAAACAACAGAAGTCATAGAAGTTCTAAAAGACAGTATAGTCTATGTTGTGGTTGAGAAAGAAAAGATTGTTAATGTTGCACCACCAGACACAACTTCATTCTTACAGACAAAGTATGCAAACAGTCAGGCAAAGTTAGAGAATGGCAGACTCAAGCACACTTTGGAGAATAGAAAGGATAGTATTCCAGTCAAAATTATTTACAAAGATATTATTAAAGTGGATAGTGTATTTGTAAAGAAAGAAATTCCAGTAGAAGTAAAAGTAGAAGTTCCAATTAGAGATAACTTGTTTTGGATAAGCATAATAATAAACATCATTTTCATTGGAATTAGTGTTTTCAAAATTGTTCTAAAATTTAAGAGATAAATAGAAGAAAAGGGATAAAAATATGAAAGAGAAATTTGTTAATTTTAGTAAGAAAGTTTATTCAGTTGTTGAGAAAGTTGCTAACTATCTTAAAGAGAATGAAAAGACAATTTTAGGTTGGTTTTTTGCTGGATGTTTAATTGGTGGCATTTTAGTAAAAATAATTGCTTAATAATGATTGAAGAAACAATAGACTACTTAATAGACATCTTTCCATACTTTGAAGTTTATGAAAAGAATGGTTATTGCTATTTAGTAGATTGGACAGAAGAAAGGTTTATAAAATACAAGAATTTAATAAAAAATAGTTAAGAAATATGGCACATGAACTTATAATTGAATTAGTAGAAACAAAGAATGGTAACTTTAACAAAGTAACTTGTCCAGAGGAATGTTGGATAACAAGTTGGAATGAGGGTGATGACATACTTACATTTAGTGCATCAAAGATTATTTGTTGTCCTCTCAAAGTTGATATTACTGCAACTTATCACTGTATTGATGAAGTAGATTATAATAGATTAGAGAATGCAAGAATTGTAGCAGAGGAAGTAAGAAGAAAAGAAGAAGAGGAAAGAATGAAGTTGCAGTAAAGTTGAAAGTCAGGTTAAATTGCCTGACTTTTTTATTGGTTATATAGATATATTAAATAAAAAATAAGTGCTTAAAATGCTTAAATTCACAAGAAAAAATAAGAAATTAGTTATTCCTGTTGGCATAAATCCAAGTTATAACATAGATAGTTCAACACTATACAATACTACTGATGCAGATGTTGTTGCTAATGATGTTATTGCTGGTAAGATTGCCTATGGTGCTGATGGTAAGATAGTTGGAACACTTGATGTAGAGAGTGAGAAAGCAACAAGTTATAATGAAGGAATTGAAGACCAAAAAGCAAAACTTGAAACTATCACTATAACAGAGAATGGAACTTATAATAGAGAAGATGGTTACAATGAAGTTATAGTTGAAGTTCCTGACTTGAATGGTGACTATAATGAGGGTTTAGCTGCTGGTATTGAAATTGGAAAGACTGAAGGTATTAATGAGGGAAGAGAAGAAATAATAGCTGAACAGAATGATGCTAATATAACTTCGTATGATGTTATAGAGGGCAAAATAGGATATAGCAAAAATAATGAAAAGATAGTTGGAACATATCATATTCCAGCTGATAAATTACCAATTGATAAACTAATTGATTTATATAATGAACAATTAGAATACAATGAAATGCCACTATTATACAATGGCTATGCATTACTTAAATGGACAGATAAGTTTTTGTATGATGGCAATGGTTGTAGAAGCTTTACATATAATTCAGATAATGGAATGTGGGAATATGTAAAAGATGTTTATGGACAAGAATGGTATTATTATTCTAATAGTTTTTATGATAGTTGGTTTAAGTCTAATGTTCGTGATGTAAAAATGAATTCAGAAACATTAGAAAAAAATACACTAGTAATGCAATCACAACTTAGTTCAGTGAATGAAGGAGTATTCAATGATATTGAGTATAGATATAACCCAGTGAACATTTTATGGAGTTCATATCCAGTTGATATGTATGACGAATATAATAATACAATTTATCCTTATAATTTAGTTGAAAATAGTGATGATTATTCTTCTAAATTTCCAATCGTAGAATTTAATGGACAATATGTAAATAGCAATTCACCAGAATATGGTAGTATTTGGGATGATGTTGTAACAAATGATGGTTTTTCAATAGTGAATTTAACATCAGATAGAATTAAAGTAAGAAATAATTTAGTTTTGTTAAACCCAGAAAGCGTCAATATTATCAGTAGTTCTGATTATTTTTATCTATATGACACTCCACACTTAAAGTTTGATAGTATTACAATAACACCAGGTTATTATCTTAGTAAGGAATGTGGGCTTTTTAAAGGATTAGATTTATTAGAAAACATTGAAATCAATACAATAATGGGTAATAATTCTTCTAGTGTAAGTATGTATTATGCATTTAAAAGTTGTAAAGTATTAAAAACGATTACTATTAATGATGCACAATACATTGATAATGTTGCAAATATGTTTAGCCAAGTTTATAATATGACTAATATAGTTGGATTCAAAGATTTAGGAAAGGGCTTTAATGCTTCAGATGCTGCATATAAACATCGATTCGAAATTAATTATATCAATATGACAAGAGAATCATGTTTAGATTTATTTAACAACATTTATGATTTGAATATTAATGGTGTTACTAATGCTGAAATAAGGTTAAATCCTTATACTTTCATACAACTATCATCTGAAGATATAGCAATAGCAACATCAAAAGGTTGGACAGTTTTTTAAAAATAATCTCAAATACAATGATAATACTTGAAAATACAAAAGAATACAAAGACACCAAGCTAGCAATTCCAGTTGGAATTGGTGTTGTTCAAACAGAAAGTGTAAAGAATTTCTATAATACTTCAGATGCAGATGCAACGAGTGCTGATATTCTCATTGATAAAGTTGCTTATGGTAAGTATGGCAAATTAACAGGCACACTTGATTTAAATGCAGAAAAGGAAATTAGTTATCAGGATGGTTATGAAACAGGAAAGACTGATGGTTATGACAGTGGTTATGAAATAGGAAAGACTGATGGTTATGACAGTGGTTATGACATAGGTTATGGTAATGGTTACACAGAAGGTGAAACTAATGGTTATACTAATGGTTACACAGAAGGTGAAACTAATGGTTATAATAATGGTTACAACATAGGAGTTGCTGATGGTGTTGTGGAAGGTAAGAATGAAATAATTGAAGGACAAAGTGATGCAACCATTACACCACAGAATGTTTTAAGAGGTTATGTTGGTTATGGAAAGAATAATGAGAGAATAGTTGGTGATAGTGATGCTATTACAACCATTGATGTTGCTGCAAGTGGTATTAAGTTTGGATATAGTGCTTTTACTGAAATTCCAAGTTATTATGATTTTAATAATGTTTCTAATATGAGTCATATGTTTGACAATTGTGAGAAACTATTATCAGTTCCATTTTTTGATACATCAAAGGTAACTAATATGAGTCATATGTTTTATTATTGTAGAGTATTATCATCAGTTCCTCAATTTGATACTTCAAAGGTTATTAATATGGAATATATGTTTAATTTTTGCAATAAACTAACATCAGTTCCATTGCTTAATACAAGTAATGTTACTACTATGAAACAGATGTTTAATTCTTGTTCTAATTTAACATCAGTGCCATTGTTTGATACTAGTAATGTAAAATATATGGATAGTATGTTTTATAATTGTTCAAATTTAACATCAGTGCCAAAGTTTGATACTTCAAAGGTAACTAATATGAATCAGATGTTTTCTGGATGTTCAAAACTAACATCAGTATCAGAGTTTGATTTGTCAGGAATGATTGGTAATTCATATAATTGCACACAGATTTTTGGAACATCTAATTATGTAATAGATTTTGGTGGTTTCAAAGATTTAGGCAAAGCATATCAAAATTCTAATAATTCATATATACATGTAATGCTTCAATCCCAAGCAAAATTATCATATCAATCTTGTATGAATGTTATAAACAAAGTTTATGATTTAACATTGAAACCTGATTATACTAATACACCCAAAATTAGATTTCATGCAACACCTTATGCATTGCTTTCAGCAGATGACATTGCAATTGCAACTGCTAAAGGTTGGGCAGTTCAAGCAGGTTAGAAACACTTCTACACATTTCACACCAAAAATGACTGATTTCACACAGATTTCAGTCATTTTTTTATTCAAATCACACCTATATTAAACAATAAACAGAACTTTTTATGTCAAATTCATTAAACACATACACACTATTGTTGAAGAATTGCTACACAAAAAAGGTCAATGTTTACACACTCCAAAACATTTCAACCAATGAATTGTTCTATGAGTTTGATTTTCAACCAACTGACCTACCAACAGGTGAATATGAATACTATTTAGTGTGGAATACACTTGACAATGAGCAAGCACCACTAACTATTTCTAATGAAATTCTTGATTCATATTTCACAACTAACAATGGCAAAGTTTATTTAAGAGATACATTGCCAGATACAGGTATTCTTAAAGTTATTGACAACAATCAACCAACAACAATAGAGTTAGACAACAATAAAAATTACATAAGCTTATAATGTCAAAGATTAAAAATGAAACAACACAAATGAATTTTTCACTAATAGATCCTGATTTGACTCTTGAAGTTCCTGCTTGGAATGAAGGTAGTCAATCTAATGAAAATTCATATGTAACTTGGGGAACTAACAATAAGTTTCCTAACGAATTAACAGAGATAGCACAAGCAAGTTCCACACTTTCATCTATCATAAATGGAACTATTGCTACAATCATTGGTGAGGGTTATACACCAACACCTGAACTTGAACAAAAACTAACAACAACAGGTTACTTCAATGACAAACAAGAACTTCTTGAAGACTTAATTGAACCACTCATTAGAGACCATATGTTATTTGGTTGCTTTGCTATTCAAGTGATTTATAACAAATTACATCAAGTGTCTGGAATTTATCACTTACCAATGGAATATGTAAGAAGTAATGAACACAACACCAAGTTCTTCTATTCAAAGAAGTTTAGTAAGTATTCAGGCAAGATGTTAGTCTATAACAAATTTGATAGAGCAAAAGCAATAGAAAATGGTGAATACACACAAGTGTTCTTCTATAAGAACTCTGGTAGTAGAAGTGTTTATGGTATCACACCACAATCAGGTTGTTTGGAAGATGTTGTTAGTGAGAGTATTGCAGCAAAATATGTTAGAAAGACTTTACAATCAGGACTTTCTGCAAGATACATTATTAACATACCTTCTTCTGCTAACATTCCTGATGAGCAAAAGAAGAAGATAGAAAAAGGTATTAGAGAGAAGTTTTGTGGTGTAAATAACTCTGGAAACTTTATGATTTACTACAACACAACAACTGACAAACTTGACATACACAAGATAGACAAAGATGACAGTGATGAAGTGTTTAATTCA